CTGCCAGAGTTCATCCGCCGTTCTGTCCAAAAAGCGGCGCGAAGCAAGTTCGCTAGAAATAGCCGTGTGGCCATCACTGATCCCGAAGGGAAAGTGCGGGCGATAAACCTAGTTGATTTGGTGCGTGCAGGACAGCGGCTTGTGGAAGGCCGTCAGACTGGACGCTTTGAAGGGCAAAACCGTCTTGAGTCTGCTCAAGCGGGCCTGTTTGAGATTCTCGGGGATCTGGCGTCCGAAGGGTACGACGTTCGGGTAGACGGGCAATCTCTGTTAGATCAGCAGAACTACGCGCGCCTTCGTAACTCCAACGTAACTGCTGCCTTTATCGAAGGGCAGAGCATTCCTCTGGATCAGGTTCTTAATTTCACCCGCGACACTGCCGCTACTCGTAGGCAGAGCGCAGCAGAACAACGCACTCGTATAGGTGAAGAGGAGGACACGGCGCTTGCTGATACTGGCGGTGAAATGGCCGCCATGGCAGAGCGAACCACCGGTGATCTCCCGCTAACCCCCATGAATATTCAGGAGACTCCGCCCGCGCCTGAGACCACGGCTGCTCCGCCGCGCGCTACTGTTGAGCAGCAGCGCGAGCGCCTTGCACAGCGGGCTCGTCTAAAGGCTCTTGACCCTGCGCTCAATCAGGACTTCGACTTCGCAGCAGCTTATCAAGAGTTGCTGGACGCTCTTAAGCTAGAGGTAGAGCCGGAGGTCATGTCCTTTGAAGCGTTAAGCGAGATGACCGACGCTGAGCTGGATACTCTTTTTCCTGATGCGCAGATACGCGCGAGCATCGCTACAACTATTAAGGAAATGAAAGATCGGCCTCGGCTACGTGGGCGCCATATTCTGTCGAAGGGGCGGAAGATTGTCGTGGTGCAGGAGGGCGCGCAAGGCCTACGTAACCCTGTTCGCACTATGTTTGTTGTCGCTCACGAGCTGGGGCATTCACTATTCAAAGAGGAGCAGAGTTCTGCTCTTTCAAACAAAGCGATCCGTACTCGTTTGCAAGATGCCTTCAAGAAACACTCGACTTTTAACGGCCTTGTTGAGAAGTACGGATTCGATCAAGGTTTCGAAGAGTGGTACGCGGATCAAACTGCCCGTTGGGCGAGCCGTCAGTACTTGAACCGTCAGGCCAAGAACGGCGTTGAGCGTCACTTTAAGCAGCTTGGCGCCAAACTTCGACGTTTGTACCGGCAGCTCTCTGCGACTATGCGTAAGCGTATTGGTCGTATGGATCAAGACTTTGAGACTTATCTCGACGCCGTGGTTGAAGCAAAGCGTACTGGTGCACAGGTCGATCCAGAGCTGTTCACGCTGCGTGCTATGCCGCAGTCCATAAACGACGTTATCGTCGAAGAAGGCGGGGAAGCGCTAGCTAGGCACTGGCGGGATAAGTTTGAAAATCTTCTTAAGAACCCGAAGCTACGCCCACTTATGAAGATTGTCCGCACGGCGGACGGAGTTCTTCGTCTGCACGCGGGACAAAAGATCGCGGATATGTTCTACGTTCGCTCTCAGGACGAGCTTGGCGAGGGCCGGCTTGGCATGGTGGGCGCTGCGGCTACCAAAATCAGAGAGATGCAGAACAAGTTTGAGGACGAAATCGGCGCGTTTGACGACCCCGAAGTCCAAGATGCGTTCAGGCAAGCAGCCACTTCTGATTCTACTGCTTCACTCACGGGCAAGGCTAAGCAGATTCGTGAATTCCTGCAGGACTTCTATGCTGACTACGTAGAACCGTCGAACTCCGACATTGGGTTCCAAGATGATTACTTCCCGGTCGCTCTTAATCTCAACGAAATTGAAGGGCGCATAGAAGAGTTCGTAGACCTTCTAACAGCTAATCAGCCCGGTCTATCCAGACAACGTGCTTACAAAGCTGTCTACGATCTCGCTCGCTATAATCGGACCATCCGCAACGAAGACAACGCGACCATAAACTTCGACCCGACGGACCCAGCGGCTCGTGCTGAAGAGTCCATTGTGCTCACACGCGGTATTCCGCGCGAAGTGATGCAACAAGCAGGGTTCCTGCAAGAGCCACAAGACGCTTTCGTTAACTACATGCGCTCTGTGGTTAAGCGCGTCGAATTCAACAAGGCTACGAAAGACGCTGACGGAAACAGCATTCTGGATGCCGAGCTAGCGAAACTCAGCCCGGAAGATCAGGCCGTCGCTCGTGAAATCATCGGGACCTACCTTGGCTATCAGGCTAACCCGCTCAGCCCGCTATGGCGGAAGGTGAACAGTTGGGCTCAGTTTGTTCAGTTCGTCACGATTCTGCCCTTCGCCACTATCGCGTCGCTGCCCGAACTGGCAGGCCCTGTAATCGCGTCTAAAGAGTTCTCGGCTCTGGCAGACGGATTCAAGCAGATCGCTGCGACTATCCGGAACCGTCAAGAAGCTGAGCAGCTAGCTCGTGATATTGGCGTTGTGTCTAGCGAGACCGTTTCGAACGCATGGGTCACGCAAGCTGAGCAGGACTACATGGACCCAACGGTCCGTAAGATGTCAGATAAGTTCTTCCGGGCTATCGGACTTGAGTTCTTTACTCGGTTCTCTCGCGAGTTTGCCGCGGGGATGGGCGTGCAGTTCATCACGAAGCACGCCCGTAACGAGTTCGATAACCCCCGTTCCGAGCGTTACCTCCGTGAGTTGGGGCTGACGAAAGAAGAGGTCATGGCTTGGATGGACGGGGGTAGAAAGTTCTCCACGCCCGAAGGCAAGAAGGTTAAACAAGGCCTCCAGCGATTTGTAGAGTCCTCTATTCTTCGTCCGAATGCAGCCGAGCGACCTGTTTGGGCGTCTGACCCTCACTGGGCGATCATCTGGCAGCTGAAGTCCTACTTCTATGCCTACGGTAAGGTCATCCTTGGCGGTATTGCTAGGGAAGCACGGGGCCGCAAAGACGAAGAAGGTACTCAGCTAGATAAGCTTACCGGTGCCCTGTCTGTCTTCGCCCTTACCGCTGTCGCTACCATGCCGCTCGCTATGCTGGCGATGGAGCTTCGTGAGTACGCCAAGTTCGGGCTGGCGTGGCTGTTACCCGGAGTAGACGCGAAAGCGCAGTATTTCCGCACGGACCGTATGGATTGGCCGACCTATGCCTTTGAGGTAGTCGACCGTTCTGGTTTCCTTGGCCCACTCACCATGGGCGCGATGATGCATCAGAACGCAGAGTGGGATAAAAGCCCTCTCATGCCGCTGCTTGGCCCCACGGCCGAAACTATCGACACGGCGCTAAGTAACGGCTGGCGCATTGATCGCACTCTGCGTGACCGCCTGCTACCAATTTACAACCAGCTTTAGGAGCCGTCATGAACTTCGACGCCATCAAGAACGTAATCGGAGCCGTGGCCCCCAGCCTTGGTACGGCGCTCGGTGGCCCCTTGGGAGGCGCTGCAGCGTCCGCGATTGCGGGAGTGCTAGGCTGCGAAAATACGCCCCAGGCCATCGAAAAAGCCGTAGCGAAAGCGACCCCGGAGCAATTAACGGAGATTAAAAAAGCCGAGCTGGACTTCGAAGCACGTATGAAGGAGCTAGACGTAGACCTTTATGCGCTCCAAACCCAAGACACGGCCGATGCCCGGAAGCATTTCGCTAAGGACTGGACGGCTCGTTTCCTGGCTATTGCCCTGTGCTGCTTGTTCGCCGGTTACATTATTCTGGTGACTATCCTCCCACCGGATCAAAATAGCGATGCCATTATCAACCTCATACTTGGTAGCATTACGGGATCTTTTAGCACGGTTATTGCCTTTTATTTCGGTAGCAGCCAGCGGCAGGACTGATATGAAAACGAGTGAAGAAGGCGTAGCGCTGATTAAGCACTTTGAAGGGTGCGAACTTGAGGCTTATTTGTGCCCGGCTAACGTCTGGACCATTGGCTATGGACATACGCTCGGGGTTAAAGAAGGCGATGTTATTGACCAAGAAGCCGCTGAAGCCCTGCTAATTGAAGATCTCGAAGAGTTTGAAGGTTACGTCCGTGAAGCTACCGAGATTGACCTCAAGCAGAATCAGTTCGACGCGCTTGTAGCGTGGGTTTACAATTTAGGTCCGGGTAACTTCAAAGAGTCTACCCTCCTTAATCGCGTTAACTATGGGCCGCTCAGCGACGTCCCTACTCAGATTAAGCGCTGGACTAAGGCGGGCGGTAAAGAACTGCCTGGGTTGGTGAAACGTAGAGCCGCGGAAGCCGCTCTCTGGGAAGGCCGCGACTGGCGCGAAGAGGTATAAACCATGGCGTACTCCGATACCCTTAACCTCGTTACCGGGGATACCCTGCCCGAGCTGACCTTTACCCTGAAGGACAGCAACACGGCCGCTGCCGGGCGCGTTCTTGACCCGAATGATGATGCTACTTGGGCGCCGGTCGACCTTACGGGGGCCCAAGCGCGCTTGCGAATTAGAGCCCTTGGCAGCACCACGGTTAAATCTACGCTTCTGTGTACCGTAAGCGACCCGACTAACGGAAAAGTTATCACTGACTTTCCCGAAGGTACCCTTGATACGGCAGGCACTTTTGAAGCTGAGCTGGAGATCATTTTCGCTAATGGCGGCATTCAGACCGTCAACGACCTGATCAAGCTGAAGGTTCGGAGC